GGCCGCAAAGCGTGGAAACACGTTTGGTGACTTTGGTGCTTCCACCATTGCACCACCTAATGGTGTAAAACCAATTACAACTGAATTTTCCAAGGGAAGTGTCCCTGATTCGTTATCTGCTGTAAATCGTGAATCAGCATGGACACGTTGGCGTCGTGGTTATGAGCTGGCAACGTCTTCTTCATATGACAACGACTACGAATATTCATTTAACTATTTCATCCCACTTCCGCCAGGAGTAGTTCCAATTACTGGAAACCTGCCTACAATCCCAGGTGTATTTAAAGGTTTCCCAACGTCAAATAAAGAGTTTGGCATGCATTGGGCCGGAGTGCGCGTTGCGGGTAGCTTGCGTATGGATAATATTCAGTTTGCAAAGGGCTCAACGAATAAATATTGGTTAGACGCACACAACGAAGATTACGAAAACGTCGGTTTGTTTTTTGATGATGAATTTGAAGTGGCCGGAGCGCCTGCTTATATTGAGTCAGTCACAGAAGACGATGACTTTTGGTATGTAAAAATTGGAGGCAATTGGAGCCAATCAAATCCATTGCCACCTCCTTTATACGTACCGATCCCTGGAATTCCTGGTGGATTAAAAGCAATTAACGGAGAAATTTTAGAAGATCGAATTATTACACAAGGTGGTATTCCTATCACCAGGGATACAATTGATCCCGCCACTCAAAAAAGATATGGGTACGTTCAAGCTGTCCTGGTAAACACAAACCCATTTACTGGCGTACTCACGTTGCGTAAGCGCGGATCCGTTGAATCAACACCTGACCGTGTCTTCATTACACCAGCAAGCAGGCCTCCTGCAGTTGGCCGCTTCTTCATGACAGGAACACGTTATTGTTGCTCGTGTCAAGATTTTAATCGCCGTGATTACGCATTTATGACAGGTTTGAACAATAGAAAAAACAGATATTTTCCACGTTCAAACATAGCTTCCGTCAAGCCTGGTCGTTATGAAGAAATGCGAGGACGCTCTGGATTAATCGACAACAGTGCGATGACATCTGCAACAACCAATCGCAACATGTCAGTTGTTTCTCCTGCGCCTGAATACAATTTACCTCCGTCTATTACTCCTACATCAACGACAAAACAAGGGGCGACCAGGGACAATCCTGGTGTGTTTAGAGATTTTGGCGCAACGTATACAAGAAGCATTGGAGATCCATCTTTACCTGGATCAAGTGCAGATGGTATGCCCATCTATGACGATTATGCAGCCGTCGGCAATGTCATTACCTCCTTAACGGACTACTGGACACCCTTGCTGGATGAAACGCGCTATTGCAAACATATCTATGCAATGAAGTTTAAGGAAGGTGTGTTTCCCCCAGAGCCTTCTGATTTTCCAGTTGGAGAGGGAAGCATGGCAGCATGGGAGCAAAAACTTGTGCAAGACACAGAAGAAAAAAGAATTGATGGTCGAATTAAACTTACGCAGAACTCATTGGCATATATGGACGTACCTCCCTACAACTGTCAAGCACCCATGATGATGCCAATGATGCAAAAGCTGTTTAACATTCCATCTACTTTTGTTCGTATGCAGGGCTTTATTATGTATGACAAAGACGGTACGGCTTACACGCCATCAAAGGGCGAAAGGCCTTCCGCTTAGTTGTTAAGTTAAAATACATAAAGCGGAAAAAAATAAAAACCAATGCTGCTTCTAACCTCTGCTTCAGACCAGGTACAGTTAGTCACCAGTGCTTCGGGTCTGGTTGAGGTTCATGTTTCCTATGCAGATAACTTATCTGGAGTTGTAACTCCTGGAAGATTAAACACACAAATTACGGCCTCCGGTTCTGCTGTAATTGTTTCTTCTCCTCCTCTTAATACTCAAAGAAACGTACGTAATATCAGTGCGCGAAATGAAGCGGGTGGGACGCGTACATTAACTGTTAATCACTTCGATGGTTCTTTAACTAACACTCTTTGGAATGGTTCGTTAGAAAACAATGAAGAATTAGTCTTTACCCAAGAGGGTGAGTGGTTTGTTTATGACGTAGCCGGTCTTTCCAAGGTCTATAACATGATCGGGGCTACAGGCCCTGCAGGAAGTCCTGGTGGCGCAACTGGACCTACTGGTGCCACTGGAATTGGAATTACAGGTGCGACGGGCGCAACTGGCATTGGTATTACTGGTGCCACGGGACCTCAAGGTGTGGTGGGAGTAACTGGTGCGACTGGTCCTCAAGGAATTTCTGGTGCCACTGGTGTAGGTATAACGGGTGCCACAGGGGTTGGTATTACTGGTGCAACGGGGCCAACAGGTGCAGGTGTTACCGGTGCTACGGGCGCAACTGGTGTAGGCATAACAGGTGCTACAGGAGCTACAGGAGCAGGCGTAACTGGTGCGACGGGTGTTCAGGGACTTACCGGGGCCACGGGTATTCAAGGGGCCACAGGTGCTGGTGTATCTGGTGCTACAGGAGCTACGGGTGCCGCTGGTGTTTCTGCAGCAGGCAGAACTTATTGGTTCCATTCAACAGCCAGTGACATTACTCCGTATGAAGAGTTAATTCCAGATTTCCCGTCTTCCCTGGCAACCGATGACATGAGTGCCATTGTCGATAGTGCCAGTGGAGAATCATTGATTGTTGGACACGTCACTCAATCTGGGGACCCCGGATTAGATGTTTTCCCCCCTGGCAACTACACTTTTAACGTCTATAGGTATGTTGATACAACCAGTGGCGTAAGTGAGATTGTTTTTCGTGTCTACAAAGTAGATACGTTAAGCGGAAATGCAGAAACAGAGCTGTTTAACATAACAACCAACGAAATTAACGATACTGTTGCAACACTACAAAGCATTAACTACACTCTTGCATCTCCAGCAAACGTTTTAGTTACAGATAGGGTTTTAGTCAAAGCTTACGCAAAAACAACATATTCGGGAAACGTTGAGGTCCACTTTGTTCATGACGGCCCAACTACATCTTCTTATGTGCAGACTGCTATTGCCGCAGGTGCTGTCGGTGAAACCGGCGCTACAGGTGCGACGGGTGTTGGCATCACCGGTGCAACAGGTCCCACGGGTATTCAAGGAGCTACTGGCGCTACAGGCGCAGGCTTTACTGGTGCCACTGGTGCCACTGGCGTAGGAACGACGGGTGCTACTGGTGCAACCGGAGTTGGTATTACTGGGGCAACAGGTGCGACAGGGGTCGGTATTACCGGGGCAACAGGTGCCACGGGCGTTGACGGGGTGTCTGGTGCAACCGGTGCAACAGGGGCTGGAGTCACAGGAGCCACTGGTGCCACAGGAGTAGGTACTCCCGGCGCTACTGGAGCCACTGGTGCGACTGGTGCTGGAGTCACAGGAGCTACAGGCCCCGCAGGCGTTGACGGGGTGACTGGTGCAACAGGGGCAACAGGGGCAGGTGTTACAGGTGCCACGGGTGCAACAGGTGTCGGCATCACAGGTGCCACAGGCGTAACAGGTCCGACAGGAGTTGGCATTACTGGTGCCACAGGTGCCACAGGGGTCGGTATTACGGGTGCAACCGGAGCTACAGGTGTAGGCGTGACTGGTGCTACAGGTGCCACAGGCGTTGGTATCGATGGAGCCACTGGTGCTACAGGTGCAACCGGCGTAGGGGTTACAGGTGCAACAGGCGTTGGAATCACTGGCGCAACAGGAGTTACCGGTCCCACAGGTGTAGGTGTAACCGGAGCAACTGGCGCTACTGGTGTAGGCGTAGATGGAGTTACAGGCGCTACGGGCCCCACTGGGGTTACTGGCCCCACCGGGGTTGGTATTACTGGAGCAACTGGAGCAACAGGCGTTACTGGCCCAGCTGGTACTGCAGCTCCTAAATCAATTACAATCATTAACCCAGGGGCGGCAGAAAAGCTACCACTGTTTTATAATTCTGAATCGATTACTTTTACGCACATAAAATCAATTGTCGCGGGAACATCGCCAAGCGTTGCTTTTTCTATCAGATACGGCAGCGACTTCAGCGCAGCAGGAACCGAAGTTGTAACTGGTGGTATGACGGCCAACAACACGACTACCGGGGTTTCCACTACTACGTTTAACAACCCTACAGTTGCAAGTGGAAACTTCGTTTGGCTAACAACTACGGCTTCCTCTGGCCCTACAGCAACGTTTAATGTGACTTTAGTTTTCTAATATGGCTATTAAATTTATTGGTGCAAGTGGGGTTTCTGCTACAACCATGACGCTTCCAGCGCATGTGTCTGGAGACATTGTTGTGATGTTTGCTTACAGAAACGGCAGCAATACTGCTCCAACACTTCCTGCTACTTGGAGTGGAATTGGCGCAACCGGGGGTAATACAAACTCATCTCGATTGGCATATAAGTTTGTAACCAGTGGAAACACTCCATCTGATACTTGGACAAACGCAACGCAGTTAGTTGCGCATGTCTACAGAGGATGTGCAAATATTGGCGGTTTTGCGGGCAGCAGCCAGGCTAGTTCTGCAACAATTACATACCCAACTGTAACCATGCAAAACACTAACGGCAGAAGCATTGTTGTTGGCTTTGCTGGTCACAGGACAGCTACAAACGTTGAATTGGCACCCGCAGGCATGACCAACAGGGCATCCACAGGTGTAGGACCAGAAGCAGCCGGTCACGACACGTCAAGCGGAAGGGTTTCTTGGACCGCAACCAACGTAACAGTCAACACCACGGCAGCATCCAGAAGTTGGACGCTTGAGCTAAAAAGCGACGGAGTGTCAGTTATCAGCTAGAGTTTGAAAAAATAAAACGTCAATGAGGCTGCATTTAATTGGGTTGTTCCATACAAAGTCAACCATAGAGTATTCCCATTGTGCCTTCACGGGAAAAGCTTTACGCTTTCCCAAGATGATGCAAGCTCAAGGCTACGAAGTACTTGAGTATTCAAACGAAGGCAGCGAAGCTAACGCAACAAAACACATACCAATTCTTACAGAAGACGAATTTGATTCTCTCTATGGAGCAAGAAAGAAGACTGATTTTCATGGTAATGATGCAACCGTCGGTAGCGATGGGCATCAGCTCTTTGAAAAGAAATTAATTCCACATTTAAAAGAGCATCTGGAAAAAGAAGACATCATTTGTCACCCCTTTGGCCATGCCCACCAGGGCCTGATGGATTTATTTCCAGCTCATCAACATGTTGAAACTGGCATTGGGTATCCGACCTTAATGCCAAATAGTTTTCGTATCTTTGAAAGCTACGCATGGATGCACTATCACCAGGGCAAAGAAAATCGCGCAGGCAAAAACTATGAATGGGTAATTCCCAATTACTTTGATACTGATGACTGGAAACCTAAATACAAACCGGGAACATATCTAGCATTTTTGGGACGCATCTGTTCTCAAAAAGGATTAGACACGATTAAAGAAATTGCCAATCACAGTCCCTGGCCAATTGTTTTACACGGCCAAGGAGATGCATCCCCCTGGAAGCACCCAAACATTGAGTATCGAGGTCCTATTACGGGACTTGAACGTGCAGAGTTTCTATCCAACGCAAGAGCCACTTTAATGCCTACGGTGTTTACCGAACCATTTGGTGGTAGTGGCGTCGAAGCAATGTTGTGTGGTACTCCGTTAATTGCTGTTGATTACGGTGCATTTGCCGAAACAGTAGTATCAGGAGTCACTGGCTATCGTTGCCACACGCTACAAGATTGGTTGGACGCCATTGAAGATGTCGATGACTTAGACCGCAGGCAGATTGCAAAAATTGCAAAGCAACGCTATTCACTGGAAGCGTGTGGCACGAAGTATGACAAAGCGTTTCAACAGCTTAATGATCTATGGCGTAAGGGCTGGTACGAACTGCGTAATAAGCCGTCCCGTAGCATCCCCCCTCGGCAAGAGTAACGGTATTACCCTTAGTACTTAACCAGTAATTAAGGCTTTCTTCTGTTAATTCATGAGGATGGCCAGGGTGTGGAGGAATGTTTATCCATTCAAAAATACGCAATAACTTCCCTGCTTTCAACGCATTGTCGATGATGAGAGCAGGGTTCTCTACGTGTTGCAAACAGTTGTAAATCCAAACTTCATCCCAGCCAGTTTCAACAATCTCTTCACCTTTAAGCTGCCAGTATTCAATGTTTTTTTCTGCGTAACGATCTACGGTCCATTTTGGGTAAAAACCGTGAGTAAACCAACTGCTTTTGTTCTTCATCAAAAGTATTGCAACAATCGCCCCAGTAGGCCATTTCAAATTCGTGGTCTTGTTCGGTGCTCATACGTTTGTTTATTTATGTGCCCATCTTAACCTGGTAGAAAGAGTAAAAGACACATGGAAGAAATTAAATTTGGAGATGTGGTGGAAAGTAATTTTGTACTGTCACCACGTCAGCTGGAAACACGACAAGCAGGTTTTAGTCCTATCTCTTATTTAGGGGTACCAACCACGTATCACGCAGGCGATGTTGTCAACCTTCCTTATGCACCGTCAGAGCGTTCTACGATTGAAGCGGTTGGCCTTGCTTGGGCAGCATATGCCCAGGGTATTTTGCCAGAGGATTAATTAATAACAGACATAAAAAAGCAACCCTCATATCAGAGGATTGCTTGCTGAATAAAAATTATTATGTCTTTTAGACAGAAGCAGCTTTTGTCATCTGTTTGCCAAGAGATTTTCTGACAGCAGCCACGTTCCAACGATAGGTGTCCCTAGAGCGCGTTTCAGGGAAAGCAGCGTAATGGGGACCGAGCTTCAGGGTACCGTTATCACGCATCTCAAAAAGAGTCTTGCGATCAACGCCCAGGAGTTGTTCTGCTTTTTGGACAGAGACCCATCCGTTTGTTGCTGCCATGGTTAAAGATTGGCTTACCTTGATACGTTATCTAGCCGCCAAGTGCTGTCAACCTGGATAAACAAAACTTAATCTGTTTGTTTTGGGTGGGCTCTCTTAAAATGAGTTAACAGCCATTAGGTCTATGTTTAGCAGCGCCGATGAACCGCTCGCTTTACTGATTGAACTAACACCAAAACTGGCCAAGAAACGTTTTAGAGAAGAGATTTATAAGGACTGGGAATACAAGTGCGGTTATTGTGATGACCCAGCGACAAGTCTGGATCACATCATTCCGCGTCACAGGTCTGGGCATACGAATAGAAACAATTTGCTTCCCTGCTGCCGCAGGTGCAATCAGAGCAAAGCAAGCAATAAAGTCGAAGAGTGGTATAAAGAGCAAAATTTTTTTACCCAGGCTAGAATGGATCGAATCAAAGCCTGGACTCAGCAAGACGTTGTTGAGTTATTTAACTACCCGCTAAATGAATTTGGAATGGTGATGTGATATGGCAATTGCTTATGATCCGACCGCTCGCAAGTGGAATGTAACGTACGAAAAAACAGATTACCGAACAGATTATCCTACAAACTTACCTACAAATTTAACAAAACAGGTCCGAACCTGGGTCCCTGGCTCATCTAAATTAGGAGGCGGGTATTATTCTTATTCAACTGTTCCGGATGATTCGGCAAACCAAATAAATGCAGCCACTAACCAACAAAACACAACATTAAATCAAACAAATACCGAATTAAACCAAAAAAACACGTCCATTAATAAAGCCTATGACACAACAGTTTCTGTTGCCGGAAGAACAGCGGGTGGCGATTATGTAAATCAAAGACAAATTCTTCGTACTATTTCAAATATTGACCCAACAGTTAAATCAATTCTTGAAAATAATTTCAAAACTTTCTATACTACTGAAAAACTACAACAATGGAATTCAGCCCTTGGAGCCAAGCCTCCATATGGAACATTTGATCCTTCTTATTACAAACAACAAAATCCTGCAGTACAGCAAGCTTGGCAAGCAGCCGTCAACAATGATGACTTAGACATCGTTGGAAGATATGGTGAAACTAATTATTATCTGCAACACTACACTTCTCAAGGAAAGCCAGCCGGATTAAGAGGTAACGCAGCTGAAATCACGACAGCGGCACAGGCGTACGTAGAAACCAAACCAACAGATGCTGATCTACAGGCGTTACGCACTCTGCAGCTTGGTGTGGATACTACGAGCCAATCTGAACGTTTGTTGGCCGTTCCAGAGATTGCTGCAGAGTGGGACAAGGCAAAAAGTGGAGATGAATATTGGGATGGTTTAGGCAAGCAATATTTCTTGGACGCCAATAAACCTGATGAGTTTGCAGCTCTATTTAGGTTGTCTCAGCGAGATCAAGATAAAGCAATCAGTTTCAAATACAACGTTAATGCTGGATATGGCATTACGGAATTAGAAGATGCGTTAAACGTTGCTGTAGGCGAAAAAGCTGTTGTTGACGTTAAGAAATTCGGAGCGTTGACTCAGAATGTTTTAAAAGACACTATTGAAGAAATGAAGAAAGCTAAAGGGGCTGAACAGCTTCTTAGCATCATGGGTGGCTTTGGTGGTTTTAGCGAGATTGCAAACATCAACGAAGAGCTTAGTAACTCCATCCTGGGCGACAGCGGAGTAGGCGGACTGCTCTCTTTTACCTCTGGAGATAAGGGCAAAGAGTCACTTGAGCAAGGACTGCAAAACATTACTGGAATTAGAAACTCTGCTACATATAATTGGCAGCAGTGGTTTGACAACACATTAAAAGACAAATACAGCAAGGAAATAGAGCTTGGATATACAACAGAAGAGGCAAAAGAAAATATTAAAGTTGAAGCACAGTTTGCCAAAGATTTTATTGATAAATATTTGATCCCTCGCTTTAATACCTCAAAATCAATGAACGAGTTTGTTGATTATTTAGATGTTAAACAATCAGAGCAAAACCCATTTCAAACACAAGACTTGCTTAACGCGGCCACATTGATCGCTGATTTGCGAGCAACTTCTTACATTGATCAATTAAAAGCAACAAATCCAAGGTATTTTGATTCCAATTTTTATTTCAATCCCTCTGGTGACAAGGCAAGAGAAGGTAGGTATTTAGAACAGACATCAGATGTAAACGCTGATTGGGAGAAAGCAAAAAGTGGAGATGGTTACTGGGCGCAACAAGCCTATCGTTTTGGTGTTGACGTAAATGACAAAGATGCTTTTGCGCGAATGCACTTTCAAGTCAAGGGGCAAGGTAGGGGCTACGACGCCGCCGACGATATTTTAAATGCCAGTAAAGTCAGCAGTCAGATTTACGAAGTAATCCTGCCAGCCCTTAAAGAAGAAGTTTTAAAACAGGGAACTATCTTTGGTCAGTTCATAAGACCAGAAGAGTTTGCAGATGAAATGTTAAAAGGCCTAGATCCAAATAACAAAGGAACTTGGCAAGAGGTGTTAGATCAATACGGACTTAGTGAATTCAAAGGAGATATCAATGGTTTGCGAACGTATGTAATCGAGGCGTTACAGACGGGATCTGCGCAACAAATAAGAGAACAAATCAAATACTTGAACGAAAAAAGAAAACGTCCTACCCAAGAGTTATTAGGTGTTACTTATATTGAACGCCCCGAAGATTACACCGGAACTGGCACAGGAACAAAACCAGGAGAAGAAACTGAGCTTTTCAAAGTCTTTAAATCCGCTGGGTACCAAGGTACAGAAGATGAGTTCTACGAAAAGTTTTTCCCAGACGTTGATCGTTCAGAACAAACGGCCTTAACAAAAGCTGGCACAGGCAGTACTTTTGAAATATCTGGATTGAATTTTAAAGATCCGCTTGCATCTTTGGGTACGCTTGAAAAATTCATGGCCGAAGAAGAAGATGCTCCTGCTGAAGAGGATCCTTCTTCTTCTAGTTTCTTTAGCTTAGGATTAGATGATGAGGAAGAAGGCTACACCAAATCAAAGTCGGGTAGCCAGATTCTTGGTGAATTTACATCCATGTTTAAAGGTTTGTGATGTCAGATAAACGCAAGAAAGCCGCATCTGCTGCAAAATTAGCTAAAGACAAAATGGCTTGTAATAAGCCAAGGAAGACCCCTGGACATCCAACCAAGTCACACGTTGTTAAAGCCTGTGACAACGGCAAAGAAAAAATCATTCGTTTTGGTCAGCAGGGTGTAGAAGGCGCTGGCAAGAATCCCAAAACAGAAAAAGACAAAGCAAGGAAGCGGTCTTACTACGCACGTCATAACGCTCAAGATCCCAGCCCAGATAAAATGTCTGCTAGGTACTGGAGTCACCGTGTAAAATGGTGAGGCCTTCAAAGCAAACTCATGGCAAAACCCAAAGGCAACACCTCGGTTCGCCTGGAATCCAAGCCGAAAACAACTAAGCAAGGTAACGGGCGTAACTCCAAGCCCTCTCATGGTCGCAAACTAAAGCGAGGCCAAGGCTAATTAGTTAATTAAATTGTGTATATTGGGGGTAGCAATAGTTATCCCCATGGCTGATTTCAGCTGCGCAATTAACCTCATTCGTAAGTATGAAGGTTTTAACGAAAAAGCGTACCCAGATCCGCTCACTGGTGGAGATCCCTACACCCTTGGTTATGGAACTCAGTTTTACCCTGATGGGTCACCGGTAAAACGTGGACAGTATTGCACAAAAGAAAAAGCACTGGAATATTTGTTTCACGAGGTTCATGTAATTGATTCTCAACTGCAGAAACTAAACATGGGACTTGATGCCTCGATGCACCAAGCATTAATTTCTTTTGTTCACTCAGTCGGCTGGGAGCCTTTCCTCTACAGCGGCATCATTGACGCCATTGACTGTGAAGCGTGGGGCACTGCGGCCCAAGAAATTAATCGCTGGATCTTTAACGAAGAACATCAGGTCATTGGTGGCCTATTGGATCGCCGCAGGGATGAAGCCGGTTTGTTCCTTACAGAAGTGGATGGAAACCCCTGGGTATCGACAGAAGTCCTCCTGGCGGCGTTCCGTAACTACTCTGCTGCTCCCCATCAAGTACGTGCCATCCGATCCCTGGAGGAAAGCGTTAACCCTTATATCCTCTCGGAATTTGCCAATAATTTCCGCATTGATGAGAATCCGTGGATCGAATACCCCATTGAGGAGCTTGACGCTTTATTTAATGTGTAGACTTAGAATACATTGAGTGAAGCAAAATGAATGCGATGGATCGTTCAGTTGAGCCTCGGGAATTTGAACTTCCTTTAGAGCTTCAATTCTCCATGCGCAAGGCCGAGCTTCAAGCCAACGAAATGTGCTGGGAAGAACTCCACGCCGCACTCCTCAACCTGTACTACCAGCGGTTGATGGAGTGGCAAGCAGTACGTGAGATCCTGGCAGATGAGAACATCGAACTCAGCTTTGATGTTCCCACCGATCTGGAATTAGCAGAACTCGCCGCCGCTTGCATTAGCGACGACGAGGAAGGCGACGAAGAAGAGTATCAGCCCTTCTGATTAACTTCATCAAAACCAATAAGGCGATCCATGTACCACTGAGCTTTTTTCAGTGACTCGGTATTGCCTTTATGACGTTCACGCCAAATATATTTAACGCAATTTCCCTTGAGGTATCCTCGATATTCCTCAGGTGTTAACTGAGCTTCAATCGCTTCAATACACTCAATTCCGCCATCGATATAATGAGGCGGATGATTGACTAAGTCCGGTTGTAAATCAGGACGTGCAGGATGAGGCAGCCAAGGCACCGGGCATACTCCCCCAGGGCAATCACTGATTTCAGTACCAGAATCTACCGGCTCAAACCACGACGTTTTTTGGACGCTTCCAGCATCTCCCCGGACGGTCCCCCCAGGGCCAGCACTAACGCTTTGGGTTTCGGTGAGGCTCCCCCCTCCAAACCCTGCTCCATTGAAGGAATGTAACCCGTCATTCCGGGCCGTGCGCCCTCTAGCTCCAGACTCTGCCTGGGACGATCCTGTTGACATGCGACAAGTCCACGATTGTACTGATCGTACAATGGTACATCATTTTCTTCGTTGTCAAGCGGAGCGCCAAACATTTCTTCGGTCAAACACCGACACTTGACTTCATCTTGCACAAAACTATCTAAAAACCCCAGTGCATCGCCATGCATAATATCTGGACTTGAATTATCTCATTTACAATATTACCATGGCAGATTTGTACAACCCCACATACGACCCTCGCCAGCTTGCTGGTACGTCAGGCGCCGAACTTTCGGACCTAAATCCCGCCCAGGCTTACGACACAGACCTTAGGCGTGTTGCAGAAGATGCACGTATTTCGACTGAGTCTGTAAACGACGATCAATCACGTAAAGCCAAGTTTTTTGCAGCAGCTAAAACCGCTGGAAAATTCAAGCAAAAAGCTCAGATTGATGAGCCGACCATCCGAGGCAAAACTGCTCGCAACGAAGCAGTGCTTGATGGAACCAACCTGCCCAGCATGGGGGATACCTTCGGAACTGTTGGCTCCACCAATTACGCAAACAAGCCACAGCCTAGGTTTGGCCGTCCGTTTGGTTAATATTCTTGATTGCTGTAATACTCAAGGTCTAAAGAATCTTGTAGTTGGTCAAAGGTTTCGGCAATCATATTTAAAACCCATTGGACGTTATCTGCTCTGTAAGAAGATAAGTTCTTAGACAGCTCAGCATTTTCAAGGTGAATCACAGAACGCATCAAGACATTAAGAATGTCCAGGCGTTGTTCAATGTCGTGGGTAGTTACGTTACTCATGCTTTGGAGAAAACAATTTCTTTCTTTTGGTTTTGATACTTACCCTTCCGGTCCTGGTAAGAAACCTCACAAGGGTTGCCGCGATAGAAGAGAAGTTGAGTAATCCCCTCGTTTGCGTAGATACGGTTAAAAAGACCAGTGCAATTACTGATTTCCAACGTCAGGTAACCCTCCCAGCAAGCTTCGGCTGGCGTAATGTTCACCAGGATGCCCGACCGTGCGTAAGTTGATTTACCAACTGCAACAACACTCACGTCCCTGGGAAGCTTAAGACGTTCTTGAGCCACACCAAGGCAATACCCATATGGAGGAAGGATAAAATATTGACCTTTTTCATCCTCATGAAGGTCAGCAGGAATGAGGATAGAAGGATCAAACTCTTTTGGATCACAGTCCCCTGCCTGGATGCGACCAAAAATCAAGCACTCTTTAGGCGACAAGCGGATGTCGTACCCATAGGAGCTGAGCCCGTAGCTCAAAATGCGCCTGCCATCCTCTGCGCTGATTAAAGAACCTTGGAACGGAGAAATCATCTCTTCGTTTTCGGCAAGGTTTTTAATTTCCCAGTCAGCAAGAAGGCTCATAACTTTTCTGAATCCTTTTCAATATACCAAATCAGCAAAGGACTCTGCCCTTTTCTGAATAAATATCAACAAAATTTTGAATGGCATCCTCGGTGTTCGTGAGTGGAGGAAGATAAACCAAAAGTGAAGTACACGTCTTGTGTTTGCTGATTCCCTGACTTGTATTCTTTATTAAGTTGGGAGCAGTTCGCAGGATGCAAACGGGAAAGTCAAAGATTTGTTGCTCATACCGAATCATGTCCGGACAGTTTGAAAAGTAAAGTGCCTCGCTCACCTGGCGGCTGTACCAAAACTTAAACAACTTCCGAAACCAGATGGCATGAGAAGAAACCAGTGAAGGGGACGAAGACCTGGTCATCTTCCACTTGTCGCTTTTCTTATCCCAAAAATACGCTCCACTCGGCGGAAATAGGTAGACCTTTCCATGCCACTCCTGGGCGTTCAATCCGTCATCTGATGGCGTATAAAATTTCTCTGCTTGTACAAAAGTGTTTGCAACCTTTGAACTTGCCACGTCCAACTCAATGCCACCAAGTAAACCGTGAGCTGCAGCAACCAAGTCCTTGTTGGTGATTAACTCAAGGTCTTCTTTACGACTGTAAATACTTGGAATTGCCATTACTCTTCTGCCTTCTTGTTGTAATCCACCTGGCAGTACCTAAACCCTTCTTGATCTTTGATGATGTAACCAGCAGCCTCTAGTGGGTTGATTTTTTGTGCGGCCTCCAGGATGCGACGGAAACTTTCTGCAGTGTCATCGTCACTTGCAGATTCACACTCCTGTTGGGCGGCGTAAAGATCCTCGAGCGTCCAATAAGACATTGAGTTATTGTCATTGTCTGGTTGAAAGACCATGACCCCTGGGCCACTTACGTCCCAAAATTGACAGTACTGTTTACCCATGTCGCCAAGCGTAAGACGCACAACGGCATCAAGCATCTTGGCCTTCATCTCATCTGCGTTGGGGCCAAGGGTTTTGGCAATTAGTTGTTCGCGCCTGCTCATGGTTCAATCAATTTCTGTTTAAGTAAAGCCTCTAACATCTTTGGTAAAGGCTTGTAGATGACAACAAGCTTACCAAGGTTTCCTCGTTTTTTGACAAGCTTGCCTTTCTCATCACGAAGTTTGTCAAACTCACCGGCTCGTATCAAGTATTCAGCTACGCAACGCAAACGCCTTTTCAACGGAAGCTCTGCCAATGGGAAACGACCGCAAATAGTTTCTGGCTGCATGTCCTTAAAGGCAATGCGTAGACGATTCGCCAAAGTCATCGAAGAGTTTGGATCCTCTTCTTCATAATTTTTTAAGTTTTCTAGGTAACGGCGCAGGACCATGTCATCAAATGATCCTTCGGGAGGAAGGAAGCATTGCACCTGGCGAATTAAAGATTCAGGCAACAACTCCTCATGGTTGTCAACCGTAACCAAATCAATATCAAGACTCCGGAAACGACTAGACATGTTCCGTTCGCCCCCTGTCGGGTGACACATAAAATGGTTGAATACCATCAAAATCCCGCTTTTCTATTTTTCGGGTCTTTGAAAAGCCTTGCACCAAGGTGTTCCATGGGACGCGGATGACAGCTTTCTTTTCTGCGCTGGGATTTATGTTGACGTAATGGATGCCTTCCACCCAGCCCTTCTCAGGGTTTTTTTTACCAACGCTCATCCAGTTACGAATGGTTTGATCGCTGATTCCAAGGCGGCGGGCGGCTTCTTCTGTGGAGAGATACTCGTCTGCAAATGCGTCTGGATGCAGGGATGCATCTGGTTCTGACTGAGATGTAACGCGCCAAATAGAAGACAGGATATTTTTAATCCCCTTGAGTTCGTGGGCTACATCTTCTAATCCTTTTCGGATTCCGTAAACCATACGTCGACACTTTTTGTTTAGATGCTAAGGTATGTGAAAAGATTTTGCACGGTTAAATGGAAAACCAAATTCCACCCAGCAATGTACCTGGAGCAACGGA